TGATCGAAGAGGACATTTATGCCGCCCTGAGCGGCCATGAAGGGTTGGCGGCGCTGGTTTCCACGCGAGTCTACCCGTTGCGAGCACCACAGGGCGCGACGTTCCCGCATGTGGTCTATCAAAAGGTCAGCGGGGCAAGGATCACCAATTTAGACACCGAGAGCATCCAAAACCCGCGCTACCAGTTTGATTGTTGGTCTACAAGTTACGACGAAGCAAAGGCAGTCGCAGTTCAACTTGAAGCGGCGCTGGTGGCATCTTCTGTAACCGCCATTCCGCTTAATGACCGTGACGATAAAGACGATGAGGTTGGGATTTACAACGTCAGCATGGATTTTTCCGTGTGGTCAGTCTAATTAAATAACAACATTAACCGTGACTGTCGGGATGACAGCCACACCAATGCCCTGCCTCCCTCCGGGGAGGTTAGAAGGAGTTTCTATGTCTAGCAGCGCCATTTCCGCCCAAGGAAGCCAGTTCTTCATCGGTTCCGGTACCTCTGGGGCCAAGACCATCACCGCCATCACCCAAGCCTACCGCGCACAAGTCTCCTCCACCGCTCACGCCCTCGCTTTGGGTGATCGAGTCACCTTCGCCGCAGTCGTCGGCATGACCGAAATCAACGCACTGGTCGGAACCGTCATTGCCGTTGATACCGACACCTTTGTGGTCGATATAGACTCTCGCGATTTCACCGCCTACACCAGCGACGGCACCGCCACTCCCGTCACATGGGTGCAGGTCACAGAGATCTCCACCTTCTCCGGCTTCGACGGCGAGCGCTCCGAAATCGACGTAACCAACCTCGACAGCACCGCCAAAGAATACCGCCTGGGCCTCAAGGACAACGGCACCTTTAGCGTCAACCTGCGGGTTGTTCATTCCGACGCCGGTCAAACCGCCTGCACCACCGCGCTTGGGTCTGACGCAGCATCTAACTTTAAGCTGGTGCTGCCCAACAGCGAAGTCGGAACTTTTGCTGGTCTGGTCAAGTCGATGCCTGAGTCTGGCGGCGTGGATGCCGTTTACGAAGGCAGCATGAATATCCGCGTTTCCGGCGATGTGACCTGGGCGTAATAACTGAAATTTAGGGGGAAAGCATGAGCCTGCGCGATAGCGTAATGAAACAACCGAAGACCGTAGAAGTAGAAGCCTTTGGCAAAACCGTCACCTTGCAGGAAATCGGCGCACTCGACCGGATAGCCTACATTGAATATCTGCAAAAGTTGCAGGCTGACGGAGTGAGCGACCAGCGGGCCGGGTTGTTGCTGCAAGCTTTCATGCTGGTTAAGTGTGCCATCGAGGACGGCAAACGGGTCTTCGAAGACAGCGAGATTGACGCTATCGCGGCAAGCAATATCGACCTTGCCGACATGGGCAAAGTGTTTACCGCGGCAACCAAGCTCAACGGGTTGGCTGGGGAAGAGGGAAACTAAAGGCCCGGTTTCAGGAGCAGTTCCCGTTTGTGCTGTGCCTGGAACTGGGCTTTCCGCATCCAGACTATCTACTGCCTCTCTTATCCTCCAAGCAGTACGGGGATTGGGAGGCTTTTTACCGCGTATCACCATTTGGCGACAGACGGGCAGACAGGCGAGCGGCGGGCATCATGTCGATGGTGGCAAATCGTCACCGAGGGCCGAAGGAAAAGCCCTACCAGGTCGAATCGTTCATGCCGTTTGAGCCGCAGCGAGAACAGACCGGAGAAGAGAAAAGCCAGCAACTCAAGGCGGCGTTTTCGTCGCTTAAAGGATAAACGATGGCGCAAAAAGTCGGAAATCTGGTCGTCGAAATGTCGGCCAACGTGGCGCGGTTGCAACGCGACTTTAATAAGGCAACGAGCCAGGCGCAGCAGGTAGGGCGGCGTTTCAAGTCCATCTTTAAGGGCGTCGGCCTGTCGATGGCGGCGGGTCTGAGTGCTGCGGGGCTAACCAGGCTTGTCAAGTCCTCCATAGACGCCGCTGACGCTATTGCCAAAAACGCCAACAAAGCAAACATCGCCACCGGCACCTATCAAGAATTGACCTTCGCTCTGGACAAGTTCGACGTTAACCAGCAGCAGGCCACTACCGCGCTGATGGCGTTTACTAAACGGCTCGGTGAAGCTAGGTCTGGCACCGGCGCCCTTGTAACCTACCTGAGAAAATACGACCAAGCCCTTCTTAAATCGCTAACCTCGGCAGAGTCCAACGAGCAAGCCCTCAACCTCTTTATGAAGGCGCTTGGAGGGGTTAAGAACGATGCTGACCGCGCCGCCCTTGCCGCTGCGGCATTCTCGCGTACTGCTGGCGTCAGCATGGCTGCTGCGCTCAAAGACGGCGGTGTGGGGCTCGAGGCGTGGAGGAAGAAAGCCAAAGCCCTCGGGATTGTTATTAGCGGCGACCTGTTGAAAAAGGCCGAGGACGCCAAAGACCAAATGTCTGCTCTGGGCCAGGTCATTCGGACTCGCACCACCGTGGCCATTGCCGAGATAGCCCCGCAAATAAGCAGCTTGGCTGAAAGCCTCGCCAAAGTAGTGCCAGACCTAAAAGCCTTCGTTGGGCTCCTTGCCGACGTTGCCGAGCTTGGCGTTAAAGCCGCCGATGCGTTCAAGGGGTTGAACGAATGGACGGGAGGATGGCTAAAAAAGATCAACGACAACATGCCAATCATTCGTGAAGTCCGCGCAATTATGGAGGGTATTAGCAAGCTGATCGCCGACCCGGTGCAGCATGGCGCTACTGGGTCATGGGGCGAACCTGAGCAGACCGGGACCGATGACAAGCCTAAGCCTGTGCCCATTAGCGATGCGGCGCAAAAGGTAATCGACAGTCTGCGCTTTGAGCAGGAACAACTTGAGCGAAGCAGCACCGCGCAGCGTGTCTTCAACGAAATCAAAAAAGCCGGGGTGGAAATTGGCAGCAGAGACGGGCGCATCATTGCAGCGCGAGTGCTCGGCCTGGAAGTCGAAAAGACCGCCATTGAAGCAGCCACAAAGGCAGCAGAAGCACACTCCGCCGCCCTGGAAAAACAGGCCGAGGATAGCCAGCTGTTAGCTGTTGAAGCTGCCGCCCTTTACGAATCGCTCAAGACGCCCCGCGAACTTTTCACGGAAGGCATCGCCAAGCTCGACTTGCTCAAGGGTGCGAAGAAAATTGACCCCGAAACCTACCGGCGCGCTTTCAATCAGCTGGGTGCAGAATTCGCCGCCACTGTGGACAAGATGCAGGAAACCACCACGGAACTGTCGGAGTTCACCAAGGAAGCCTTCCGCTCCATGCAGAACGTCGCCTCGGACTTCTTTTCCGATGTGCTGGAAGGCAACTTTACCGACTTGGGCGATTCCTTCCGCAAGATGGTCAACCGGATGCTCGCGGATTGGGCATCGGTCAAGATGATGGGTGGGCTGTTCGGTGAGGATTTTGGCAAGACCGGCACCCTTGGCGGCATTGTCGGAAGCCTTGCCAGTTCGATGGGGTTTGGCGGCGCTCGCGCACTCGGAGGTCCGGTAATGGCGGGGAGTGCCTACCTTGTCGGGGAGCGCGGGCCGGAACTGTTCATGCCGCAGACTTCCGGTAATGTGGTTGCTAACAACAAGCTCGGCGGTGGCACCTCGATCAGCGTACCCATCGGCAACATCGACGGTGGCAGCAAGCAACTGCTGGCCAACCTGCCTAACATGATTGAAAACGCGGTCCTTGAATCAATGCGGAGATATGCCTGATGGCTAAGATGGTGCTGGGCTCATACACCTTTGAGGATAACCCGACTTCCGTTAGCGACCTGATGACGCTGGAGCGCAAGAGCGCCTTTGTCCCAACCTACTCGGCAGGGGCGTTCTTTTCCTGGGGTTCATCCATCGTCGGCAAGGAGTTGGAGCTGACCTGGACGCAGACCTCTACCGACCAATATGGCGAACTGCAAACGCTATTGGAAGCCGATGCAGCGGTGGTGTTCAACCCACAAGACGGGGAGGGCAAGACCTACAACGTCGAAGTGACCGCCCTGCACGGTGAATACTGGCTCTATCTGTCCGGTACCTACCGGCAGAACGTAACCCTTTCCCTGCTCGTTTTGAGTGAGGTTTCTTAATGGCTTTAACGCTCGATTCGACATTACAGGCCGCGCAGGACGGCGACAATCACCGGCCGATAGTCGATCTGACCGTCAGCAAGTCGGTGGAAGACTACCCCCTCTCCGGCAATTACCTGACCCACGACAACGACCAGGACTGCTCGCAACCGTTGCTGCTCAGTGACGGGCGGCTGGTCATTGTCCACAGCGGGCGGGGCAGCAACGGCGACAACAAAGAACTGCGGGTGGTGTTCTCTGATACCGACCAGACCAACTTCGACGCGTTTGTGGCGGTGGACGACGAAGCCTATCAGGTCATTGAGAACCTAGATGCTATTGTGCTGGACTCTTCGGACAACATCGGCGTCATCTGCACCCGGCGCAACAGCAGCGACTTAGACATCCGCTCGTACAAGGTCAGCAGCACCGGCACCAAACTGGCCGACAATCTGGTTAGTGATTCAGACACGGCTTATTTCAGTTCCGGCGTGGCGGCTCTAAAGAAGGGCACGAATGACTTCGCCGCTTTCTGGCCCGAAGCCACCGACGGCACCAACTGGTATCTCTACATGTCCGCATCGACGGACTTCTCTACCTGGGGCACCCCCGCCGCTCTGTCGATTGGAGGGCTGACCAGCACCCGCATTATCAAAGACCCGAAGATCCTCAAGCTCGCCGACAACTCGTATTTCATGGTGTTCAGCTACGAAAGCACCAAGAACGATTCCGGCTCTATTTACAATCTCTACTACACCACCAGTTCGGACCTTTCCACATGGAGCAATGCGGTCGCTATTACGACCAACACCAATATGAGCAAGGATCATACTCAACCTGATCTGATCCAGAAAACTGATGGCAACTTGATGGTATCCATGCTTGAGCAGAATACAAGCCTGAGTCTGGATAAAAGTGATGTTAGCTCGGATGACTGGGAATTGGGTTGCTGCTGGGTTTCCGAAACTACGGGTAAATTGTATTTTGCCAGCACTGGCGGGTCAACCGTGGATGCCGTGGCCATGGTGGTTGATTTAGATACTTTCACCATCGACAAGTACTATGACGCAAACTCCACCCCGGCAATACCCCAATATTTTACGGACACCTCAAACAGC